AATTTAATAATTTAAAAAAAATCGACATTACGCAAGCGCAAGCGCGGCCTCAACTTTCTGCAAAGTTGGTTTTTAGGGGGGGTTAACCCAAAATAGGGAATTCCCCTTGCGTAGCTACGCAAAAAGACGCACATTAGATGCAAAGGAGAGAACCGTCATGACCGCAAGAATTCCCGTTGAGATCCACCGCATTCACGGAACCAAAGGAACAAAGGAAGGTGTATTCCTGCCAGAGGATGTAAAACGCAGGATTCCATTTGCTGAGTGGGCAGATAACCCCAAATCGTTTACGCGCAAAAAGTTCGTCAAGGAAACGGCTGATTATTTGTTCAGCGTGTATGGGATTGGCTCGGAGCAAGACCGGCATACACTGATGATGCTTGCCGATCAGATTCAAATCTACATTGACGCAAGGTCGGCGATAGATACTCAGCCGCTTATTGTGGAAACTAACGCTGGTAAAACGTTTGCGCCTAATCCTTACATCAGCCTTGCAAATAAGGCGATGGAGAATGCCATTAAACTTATGTCTGAGTTGGGGCTAACACCAAAGTCTAGGTTGGCAGCCAATAAGCTCGATGACAACACGAAAATAAACGACTTCCTGAAAGGACCTAAGTTCGGAACATGAAACTAGAAGATGGGATTGAGTACGCTGTTAGCGTAGTAAAGGGTGATATTGACGCGTGTAGAAATGTGCGTCTCGCTTGCCAGCGGTTTCTAAATCACATAGAAAATAAAGAATGGGAATGGATATTTGATCCCGGCCCTGTCAATCACTTTCTACAGTTCACCGCACTTTGCAAGCATGTAAAAGGTCAATGGGCTGGACATCCCGTTACGCTGGAGCCTTTCCAGATTCTTATTATCTGTGCCATCTACGGATTCAGGAGTAAGAAAGACAGACAAAAGCGGATGGTGCAGGATGTCATTGTCTACATCCCGCGCAAGGCTGGTAAATCGACATTAACGGCGCTGATCGCGCTTTATGAACTAGGCTTTGGCGAAGCAGGCGCGGAGGTCTACACGCTCGCTACTAATAGGGATCAAGCCTCAATCGTGTTCACGACCGCTAAGGGCTTTGTTGAGACAATGCCGAAAGAACTCTCCGGTTTGTTTGTTCCCGGTAAGTTTACGATCACCAAATCTGGCGACAGCCAGAGCATGATGAAAGCTCTCTCCAGAGACACTAAAAAGACCGGAGACGGGCTCAACCCTTCGTGCGCGATCATTGACGAGGCGAGCCAGATTGTCGACAGGAATGCGATTGAGGTCTTGCATTCGGGGATGGTATCTCGGCTTAATCCTTTGCGGCTATACATTACGACCGCTTCTTTTACTCGTGACACGAAGTTTTTCGAGGACTTTCAGGTGATGGAGCACATCCTCCATCAGGATGTCCCTGACAACCCGCGATGGTTTGGACTTCTCTACTCTCTGGACGCTGGCGACGATTGGAGAGACGAAAAGGTATGGGCTAAAGCTAACCCGATGCACAACATATCGGTTTCGCACGATGCGATTGTTGCTCGATGCGAAGAGGCGAAGATTAAGCCCGCTGCGCTTAACGAGTTTCTTTGCAAAACACTTAACGTTTACGTCTCTGCTGAAACCGCGTGGGTCGATAGGACTCACTGGGATGAATCCGTAGGGCTGACAGAAAGAGAACCCGAAGCTGTATTTATCGGTTTTGACCTAGCAGCAACACGAGATCTAAACGCGGTTTGTACGTTAAAGAGGTTTGCCGAGGACGATTACGAAGCCGAGTGGAAGTTTTTTCTTCCCGAGGATGGCTTTGAATTATTGCCAACTCATTATCAAGATATTTTTAGACAAGCGATCAATTCGGGGATCTTGCATATCACCGAAGGTAACGTGATGGACGATAGAGAGATTTCAGCGTATATTATTGGGCAAAGCCAGAAATACGACATAAAAGAAGTAGGCTACGACGCTTACAATGCTGCGGCTCTAGTAGCAAGACTGTACGAAGTCGGAATGCCAGTAAAGAAAGTCGGTCAAGGAATGGCGGTGCTTTCTAACCCGTCTAAGCATGTCGAGCGACTTATTCTAAGCCACAAAATCAGACACGACGGAAACCCATTCTTAGGACATCAGTTGGGGAATTGCGAAGTGTTCACAGACGTTCAAGGCAACATCAAAGTCAAGAAAGCCGGTGTGGACCGTCACGCTAAGGTTGACGGGATTATTGCCTTGATTATTGCGATGCACTGTAGTCTGGACAACCCAATGCCGTCTGAATCGTACGGATTCAGAGTCTTTTAGGGGTAAAAATGGGCTTATTCGACGTATTTAAGCGTAAAACAAAGGCCGAAAGTAACTCCTTATTTGGAAATAGCGTCCTCGGAAACAACGTCATGCTCCGTGGCAAGGGGCAGGGCTACGGATCTAACCAATTACTTTACGTAACGACCTCTGCGGTTAATGAAGCAGGGCGAACTGTCGATATAACGACACTTGCTAGAAACTCGACGGTTATGGCTTGCGTAGGGGCAAAAGCTCGATCTCTTGCTCAACTGCCCGTCAAAATCATGTCTAAACAGGCTGACGGCACGTTTGTAGACACACAGACCGATCCGAGCGTTCCTGAGCGTGAAAAGAGCCGAGCAGCTAGCGTTCTTAACCTTCTTGCGAATCCTAACAACTTCCAAAGCCAATACGAGTTTTGGTATCAGTTCACAATGTGGCATGAGCTTGCCGGTGAGACTTTCGTATTACTCTGGAGGAAAGACGCACAGGAACCGACACAGATTCCGCTCGAGATGTACGTCTTAGACTCGACGCTCATCGTGCCGAGGATCTCAGAGACTCGTTATCCGTTTTACACGCTTACCAGCTCGTCTTACGGCTTCAATAAAGACGAGCCGCTTAAGTATTTTCAGGTGATGCACACGAAGTCTGAGCCGTGGCAAGGCTCTAGTTCGTTTAACCGCTTGCAAGCCGTCGAGTTGGTCTCCTTAGATCAGGACATCGACCTCTATTCCAACTTTATTATGTTGAACGGTGCAAAACCCTCGGGTTTGTTCCGTACTGAGCAAGTCATCCCTGACTCAAAGTTTAAAGAGATTGCATCCCGTCTTAAAGAAGCGTGGACGAACATGCTGAACAGCCAGCCCTCGGATCAGAGTAAGCCGGGGCAGTCTATGTTGTTAGATCAGGGCATGACTTACGAAGCCATCAAGCCTCTCACGCTTCAGGATGTGGATGCAAGAGAGCTTAAGAAACAAACGATGACGCGAATTTGTGGATTGTTTGGTGTGCCTCCTGCGATGATCGGAGTCGGCGAGTCGAAGTACAACAATACCCAAACGATGCTAGATGAGTTCTACAAGAGCACAATGATGCCGTTTATCACGAACGTTGAGCAGCGGTTAAAATTGTCCTTATTAAAGGGCTATCCGAATTTACACGTTCAGTTTCAAACACAAGACTTCCTAAAGGGCGCTCCGCTGGATCAGATGAACTACGTCGTTGCAGGGGTCAAGAATGGGATTCTTACGCAGAATGAGGCGCGTGAATATCTGGGACTTGACTCTCTCGATGGTGCTGATGATCTGTTGCTTGCCGCTGGTAACGATGGCCCTATTCCCGGCAGTTCTCCGCAAGATACTGGCGGTGGTGGAAACCTTAAGGTGGTCAATAGGACAGGCAGAGCCGGAAATGCTTAAGGATCTATTAGAGAAACTCAAGGCCGCGGCAGACAAGAGAAAGCCAAAGCCTAAGTTAGTCGACGGAATGGTAAAAAAGGAACCTATCAATGGCTAAGAACATCACTTTTTTCTACGAGGCCAAAGTTGAGCTAGGCAGGAAAGCCGACGAGGCAACGGGCGAGCCCACGGGTGAAATCGAAGCCACACTTACGACGTGGGGCGCAAGAGAAGGCGCTGACGGTCGACGGTTCTTTTATACGCCAGAGGCTTTTGAGGCGTGGCACGAAATGTGGATGGAAGCAGGAAGGCCACTTCCTATGTACTTTCAACACTCAAGCGACATGATGCCTGTCGGCGAGTGGTCGAAGTTCGATATTACGGACGAAGGCATGACCGGCACAGGAAAGATCTTCCTGAACACCACTTCCGGGTCTGATCTTTATACGATCATGAAGGAAAGCCCGCGGATGGTTGGCGGCGTTTCTGTCGGTGCGTATGCAGATGAGTATCAAATGGTTGATGAGAATGGCGAGCCCACAGACGATCCAGACATGTTCTTTCAGATCGTCAAAGGTGGTCTGGCCGAGGTTTCTATCGTGATGCAGCCTAATAATCCGAAGGCTGAGATCAGTAGACTTGAGTATTGGATGGGCTCAAAACCCAATCCGAGAACGATTGAGAAGGCTTTGCGTGATGCAGGGCTATCTCGCCGGGATGCGACCGCCGCGTCCGGTGTGTTGAAAGCCATTTTGGAACAGCGTGATGCTGCGGGCGATCAACAAACTGCCACTCAGAGTGAGTCTGATGCGGCGGAGTTGCTGAAAGCGCTCGAATACCGCGAGTTGCTGAAAGCTATTTCAACCCGTTAGGAGATTTCAAAATGTTGGAAAAAGTAATCGAAAAACTGGATGCAATCGAAGCATCTAGCGCTGCTAAATTGGCAGAAACCGCACAGGCTGTCGAGGCAAAAGTTGCTGAGGCTGTCGAGTCGCTTAAGACTGAAACAGAGGCAAAGATTGCCGCTTTAGAGGCAAAAGTTGCCGCTCCTTCGATCATCCGTCCTATTCACAAGACCGTTCGTGGTGAAGCAAATCGTCGCTTTAAGGACGTTCTCAAAGAGTACGTTAAGGCCGGTAACAACATCGAGCGCGAAGTCAAGATCTTTGAATCTGTCGACCAGTGCGAAGCGTACATCAAGGAAGCCTCGGCTCTTACGGGTTCGGGTTACGACGTTGGTGGCCGCACAGCTTACGATCCCGTGTTCGCTGCAAAGCGTCTCGGAAATCCCTTGATGGATCTGTCGCGTATCGTTGCAACTGACGGTTCGGCTTATCAGTTCCGCGTCAAGACCGGCAATGCAGGCGCTCAGTGGGGCTACACCGTTCAGAATAACGGCGCACCCACGACTGAAGCCACAAGCATTTGGCAAGTCATCCTTAAGGACTTGAACGCTCAGTTCCCGATCCGTACCGCAGCACTTGATGACATCGACGGCCTTGAGGCCAACGTTGTTGACGATATGCTGATGGAGTTCCAGCAGGCAATGGCAACCTCGATGATCCAGAACAACGATCAGTCGGGAACCGGAACCTCTGTAACGACGGGCGGCGCTGATGGTCTGCGCGGTTTAGATCAATACGCTGGTGCTAATGCAACCTACACGGGCGGTTCTTGCTCGACGGCTGCTTTCGGTACTTCGGGAACTGCAACTACCAACGGTTTGCACTCGCTTGCTACCTATGACCAGTTGACCACGAACGCTAACACGGTTGCAGCTAACAATATCGTTTATAAAGATGTTGTTAACTTCATCTACAGCCTGCCACAGCAGTATTGGACGGCCAGCGCAGCGTTCATAATCAACCCGATCCTCCTTCAGGGCATCCGCGGTCTCGTTGACGATCAAAAGCGTCCGATCTACATCGACGGCCTGTCACGTACCGATGGCATCGTTGGTGAGTTGCTCGGCTTCAAGGTTGCAGTCAACAAGTACCTTGATAACCCCAGCCAGCCCACCACCGGCGCAGCAGGAACGACCAGCTACTATCCGATGTATTTCGGCGACTGGCAGCAGTTCCACACCATCGTCATGCGTCTCTCAATGGTTCTCAGGAGATACGACCAGACAGTTCCGGGATCTATAACATTCTATGGCGAGACTCGTGCAGCCACTTCGGTGCGCGATCCTAATGCCGGCGTGCGTTATCGCTCGACTGGTACGGCTGCTTGATAAAAGAGGGCGAAAGCCCTCTCCCTTTTGGAGAGATTATGAAACAGGTTATTTTGGAAGGCTTGAAAAAGGCTCTCCACGAGGGCAAAAGCACTGTCAACCTCGCGGAAGCCTCAGCCCTAACCGGCTCAGGCAGCGGGGTTGGCGGTCGCGTTTACAACGAGGATGTTTTTGCATCCCTTCGTTACTGGAACCCATTTCGAGTGTTTGCCAATCAGACAATGACGGCAGACTCGGATATTCAGTTTGTTGTCAAAACAGGTAATGCTGCTAACTCCACAAACCCGTGGGGCTACACGGTTAACGCCAATTCAGGCTCGCCCAACATCGCTACATCCATTTGGCAGCTTCCGATGCGTGTTATTTCCGCTCAGATGCCAATCAGGGCAGCGGCAATGGATGACATTAACGGATTGGATGCGGCGCTTGTCGAAGATCTAGCGATGGAATTCAGTCAGATCGAAGCCGCGTCGATGGCGATCAATAACGATCAAGCAGGCTCAACAACAACCTCCACAGGCGCGACAAACGGCCTTAGAGGCTTGAAAATGTACGCTGGTACTGCTGGATCATCCGCTGCTTACGGAACGTCAGGAACGGCTATAACAGCGGGCATACACACGCTTAACACCGTGGGTTATACGCACTCAGGCGGCATTGAGTGGGAAAGCCTTGTAGACGTTGCTAGCGCTCTTCCCGGTCAGTTTTGGAGGATGCCGGGAACTGCGTGGATGATGCACCCGACAGCGATTCAGATTCTCCGAGAGTATGCACACTCTGGTAATTCTTACGCACTTGTTGAAGTCGGCGAAAAGGACGAAGGCCCTGCGGTAAACATCATGGGGTGGCCTGTGATTGCGAATCCTTACTTAGACGCTCCCGCTGCTGGCGCTTCTCCAATCTATCTTGCAAACTGGCCTCGGTTTATGTGGATCGTCGATCACTCGGAGATGACGCTTCAGAGAATGGAGCAGACTCAGCCGGGAACGATTACGATATATGCTGAGAAGCGGATGGTCTCGACCGTTCGTGATGTAACTGCCGGTGTACGTTTGATCGGAACTTAAAGATGCCATCCCAACTGCAAGGTAACTTCGGAGCGGGTTCTCGCAACCCGTTCAACTACTCGAAGGTCATTCAGAGCACCCGCGATCCGGTGACTCAATGGCTTACGTTTGAGGAAATCACCAACCAGTTGAATTTGTTTCAGGATGAATCGCAGGACGATTACCTAAGTCAGTTAGAACTCGCTACAAGGATGGCGATTGAGGATTATCTGGGTGTCCCGATCTTCAATGTGACTTATCAAGCGTCCTACATGATCTCTGGGCTTATGGCTGCACCTGTAAGCCTTGATCTCCCCGAAGTCTCGCAGAATGGTGTGACGATAAACTGGATCAAGTATTACAACGACTTGAACCCTCCGGTTTTAACGACGATCACAAGCTCAAACTATTACTACGACCCAACAGGGAACAAAGTTGTTCTCTTCGAGGTTCCCAACAATATCAATACTTACATGACTGCTCCGATGCTTTGTCAGTACACCTTACAAGGCTCGGTAATCGGTCAGTATCCTGTAGTCAAGCAGGCCGGTCTCATGCTTCTCACTCACTTGTACAACAATCGCTCGGCTACATCCGCTGAAAATCTAAAACAGATTCCTTTTGCAGTGGATCAGCTTTTGCGCGTGTACAAGCCACTCGTAATGTGAGCTAAGAATGGTCTTACGCGTCGACGAGATAAGCATCAATAATCTGTCGTTCACCATTACGAATTTAGGTGAGCAAACGACAATCGAGACGCTTTGGTTTAAGACGCGAGCAAAAACTAAGTCGGTTCACAATCGAATTCGCACGTTAGAGAAGTTCAGGCAATACGACAATATGATGGACTTCATTGTGAACTACACGCCTAACATGCGGACGATCTCGGATAATCAAGAGGATTACTCGATTACTTTTAGAAATACGAGCTGGCGAATCGCTGAAGTCTACGAGCACGATGATAGGCAGTGGGTAACGCTGACTTGCTACAGAAACGAACCTAGCGTGGCGGTCTGATATGGGGCAAAATAGCGCTGTTGTTTATGCTCAAGCGATACAAGCGCAATTAGTCACGGTTTGTACACCGACACCCGTTTATGCAGTGTTTAACCGTAACTTTGCAAGCGAACCGACTTTTGTAACGTGGCAGCTCAGAGATGTGCATCAGCCGGTTTATACGGGGCCACAGTCGGTGAAGGGTATAGATCGACCGGTGTTTCAGGCTACGGTGTTTGCACAGTTGATGGCGAATTGTTTTAGTAAGGCGCAGCAGATTGTGGATGCCTTACACGGTTTTCAAGGTACTTTTGGTGGTCTATTTTTTGTGTCAAAGGTCGATGTTGATTGGCTCTTTCACACCTACGACAATGACAGCAAATTAAATCAAATCGTTCTTGATTGCACTTTAGACATTCCTGCGTGAGGTGAAAAATGGCTCTTCCTAATAAAGTTTTACCCGGCTTTTCAGCCTCCTTATACTGCCAGCCGGGGGCTACTCCAACCGTTTTAACAACGGCCAACCTTAGCGTTTACGCTTCGACTTCTGCGATTGCTGTCTCTGGCAATCTTGTTCCGGTTGAAGCGATTCCTGCATTCGGTCAAGACGATGCGGTTGCTAACTTCTCGGTCGCTGGTTCGCGTCAATCCGACAAGATCCCAGTACAGTCTGCGCCCACCAGCATGACGGTCGTGGCTGCATGGAATCCTGCTGACACAAACCTTCTTTTGCTTCGTGCAGATGCGTACAACGGAACCATCGACCGTACGTTTGTGATTTCTGCGACAGATGGAACTAACATTGTGAACTACGCCTTCAATGGTCGCGTATCGCAGTGGACGATTGATCCAGCTCCCGGCGCTGAAGCTCAAGTCACGTTCACCATTCATCCGAGGGGCAATCAATATGGCTGGTCAAACAACACTTGATGAATTAGTTGCGCTGATGGCGGAATTCCGTGGCGACCTTCATGCAATGGCAAAAGGGCATCCCTTTACCCTTCAAGAGGTGGATGCCGCCCTATCGGAGGCCAACCCCGGCGGTGCCGAAGCAGTCTGTCTTTCAGTGTTGAGGGCTCATGCAAAGAGCGAGTGATGATTTGCTGGCTTATCTAGTCACGCAAGCCCAGACCGGTGCTAAGAACTGGTTTGGGTATCCACAACAACGTCTCATCAACATTTCGCTTTGTCATCAGATCGCGGCTAATCATGCGGATTGCATGTCTCCCGACGAAATAGTTGATTACGTCCTGAAATTAAACGATCAGATTTTTAAGCGCATCGTTACCAATGGGCAAACTTGAAGCTAAGGGATTCAAAGAGTTTGAAGATTCCCTTCTAGAGTTAGCCGAGGAATTTGGCACGACCAAAGCTCGACGTTCTTTGCTTCCGGGTCTCAAGTCCGCGATGGAGCCCGTTAAGGCAGCGATCAAGGGAAGGGTTCCCGTCGATACTGGCAAGCTTCAGCTAAAAGTCAGAAACGGCGCAAAGGTTGCAACCCGAAAGGACAAAGGCAAAAAGTATCTGAGCCGCGATACGGTGGCTTTTGGTTTTGTCGATGTCGGTGTTGGTTATCGAGATGCGAAGGGCGAATATCGACCCGCTGCCGAAGCTATAGAATTCGGAACTGCTGAGCAACCCGCAAGACCGTTCATCCGTAACTCTTTTCAATCAATGGCATCATCTGCCCTTGATCGCCTAGCGTC